ATCGTAGACGAGGTTGGCTTGGATCGCTTCATTGGAGGAATTTGCAGCAAGTTCGCCGGTCGACACAGTTGTGCGCGTTCCGGGGACTTGAAGAGCGCGATTGACTATGTCGACCTTCTGGGTCATAGTATATGTCTCCAACGTTCACCAGATCTAATAAGTCCAATTGCACGGCGAGATTCTATCCACGACCGATCGATTCTTCATATATCACCTACGCCCCTGAGTTCCGCAATTACCAAGATTGGTCCCGCCAAGGCCCGGGCCTTTGGTTTGATTCTTCGGTCCAACCGGTGGCGAATATGGAAGCGGCTTGGGTTCGATTTTCCCACCATTGGTAGCGCGGGAACCCGAAGACTTTTCGGGGCCGAATTGCCCGAGGATGTCTTTGGTCATAGGCGTCGTCCTTCATCAGAGGGGAAAGCACGCTCGAAAGACTCAGGCTCCTTCATCTCGCGTTCATCTTTAGATGAAACTTCGGCCTTATGCTTGGTCTCAAGTTCCTTGGCCTCACGTTCGCGCTTGATCTTAAGATTCTTCTCCCCTGCGATTTTGTTAAGTTCCACAAGTTCGGCCAAGGCCGCAGCACGAAGCTGATTGGCTTCAGGGACGCCCTGCGAAGCGTGAACTACAGCAAGAAGCGGAGCTATATTTTGCCATTCCATAACACTCTCCTAATGTTTACCTTGCGAACCGCCCTTATGGGAAGTGCACGAAACCGGAGCCGGGGCGGTGAATCCTCGGCCGTTGACTAGGTCTTTAGTCGGGGGATGGGTGCGAACGATTTGCAGGCCGAGATTGGCGACTTTATCAACGGAGATTGAATGAGATCGCGGTTCGATCTTAGTCGATCCCATTCGTGAATTTCCACTTCCTTGTTTCATATTGGTTTCCTTTCAAGCTGTCGAGTATGGTCCCAACGGTTTTCGGGATCCTTCGCCATCTCACGCCGGACCTTTTCAAACGTTCCGCCATCGGAATGTTGTTCACTTAGCATCTGGCGAAGTCGGTCGTCACAGCGTTCAACTTCACGCATAACATAAGACGGGACCTCGAGTCCAAGTTCTTGATACATGTTTTTAACGTCGTGCATGTCATGCATATACATAACAAACCGACGCATCTTTTCGGGAACTTCGGACTCGGCATCGGCCATGTAAGTTAGGGCCTTACCAAGTTGCTCCCGAATGATTTTCATATCGGAAGCGATTCGTTCGAGATAGACTTCGGCGGGGAATTTTGGATCGCCCATTAGTTCTATGCCTTTATAGTTGTCACTTTCTTCCGTAAATCGTCACGGTCGCAGAGAAAGTCGAGCCTGTTGAAGGAATGATTTGAAATCCGGTGATTGCAGTCGTTCCGCCGGTCCAAGTGCCATTGCCAATGACATTGTAAGCCGCGCCAGATTTAATATCCCAACCCTGCCCCCAAAACCCATGTTCAGCAGCGCCGGACGGATTCCTAACCTTTATGCTCCTGTATGTATAAGGCGCTATAACGGTCGATCCTGAGGCGTTCCCACAATCGATATATGTGGTCGGGATCACACCTGTAGGACTTCCACTTAGGAAATAATTAACTAGGCCAAGATAACTCGATGTTTGATACGAGGAGTTTGAATATACCTGCAATTCGCATATCGCAGTCACCGTCGAGCCGATGAAACCTTCGACGACGATCTCATATTCCGCTAGGTTGCCGGCGAAGTCGGTCGTGTCTTGGAATGATGCCTGAGACGAAACCGTTGTGGAACTGATCTTGCACCAAGTTCCAGTAGGAACATCAGCGCAGACCTGAGCGCGAAATGTTGGTGCGGCGGCGGCGCCAGACGCAGGTCCCCAGAATCCATAATTTGCTGTCTCAGTTGCCAGCCCAAGCGCGCATGTCCCGGAAGTCGTTATAACACAGCCCGTAGCTGTGAGGAACGAAGGAACTGTAATCGTGACGCTAGTAACGCCAGTAGTAGCGACAGGATAAGTTGCAAAGCCTCCGGTGGTATTGGCGGTTATCGCAAGGGCCGTGGCGACGCCGGTTCCGAGGCCACCAAGATTGGCGACTGGGTAGCCAGAAGTGATTACAGTGTAGGGAATGGTGGTGGCTGCAGAACAGGCAACACCACCACCATTGCAATAGACATATCCAGTTAGGCCAAATGATGGGACGCCTGAACCACCAGTAATGAGATTATTGACATAAGCAGTTGTGGCGATTCGATTGGATGAATCGGTAATAGGTGGAGTTGGTGCCGTGGTTGCTTGTTGCGCAACAGCAGGAATGGCCAAGCATAGGAATAGGGCGAGCCATCTAAACATTGCTATCTGTCACAGTTAGAGGATTGCCGGAGGCGGATACGGACAAGGCCTGCCAGGAACCTTGGCACTCCCCAGAGAATGTTCGGGAGCCTCCATTGGCGTAAATACGGTATCCACCACCGAGAGCCGCAGTGGTTGGGGTAAGTGGTTGATTGGAAATGGTGCCAATCGAATTCAACGCCTGAACATTAACCGGGAATACAATGATATCGACGGTTCCAGGGTTATCGAATGTAATCATGGTTCTGGCCACGTTGACCGGAGCCACAACTTGCGGGGATGTGGTAAGATTATTGAATGCGTAAACCTTACCGCCGGAAGTCGGTCCGACTGATCCAGGTGAACCAACTCCGGCGATAATCATTAGACCCTCCGCTCATTTTGTTTAACAAGAGCGCCAATGGCTGAGACAAGATCGGAAAGACCAGGGATCTCAACCGGTTTGGTTTTGATCTCGGCCATTTCAATCTGGAACCGATCAATCAATGATTGCGAATGATCGACTCCAATCGATTCGGGTTTGTATCGCCAGATGTCTGCGAACCCAGCCGAAATGACTTTGGCTTCATCATCAATGGGAACCATATCAGGAGTGGGATCCCCGGTAAAGATGATGTCATGAGAATCGCCCTTGTCTTTATAACAGACAATGACTTCACCTTCTTCATTGCCTTGACCGCCCCATTTGTTTGTCCAACAGGATGGATCGTTGATGTCAAGGAGTCTAGGAACCGGGAACTTAATCCGGCGAGGCCGCCCGGTGTTCCGATCATTTTCAGTATATTCCCATTCCTCACCGGGGGTGTTGAGGTAATGGGAAGTCATTAGTTTCCAACGGGCCATGAGTTATTCCTCCGTCCATTCGATTGTGCCACCGAGAACAGCGGTTAGGGATGAAGCCGCCAAGTTTACACAGATCTGTTCGGTGGTATTGGGTGGGATGATTAGAGATTGATCATATAGACTGGTAACTGTCCCAAACTGCCAAACTAGCCGATCCATACCGATGGTGGTGGTTGCAGTCGGAGAGACTACGATATTACCAACGCGGAAGATGGTAGCAGTTCCACCGATGGTAGGATTGCCACCAGTGGTATTGTAGGCGGTTACAACTGCGGTGGCCGCCGGATTAGACGACATTAACGGATAGGCTACCGGACCATAAGTCGCGACAACAGCAGCGGTGCCGGTATCGAGAGTGGAGTTGTGATTAAGATAGATCGGAGCGGAACCCAAGGTGCCTGAACCAGAGAGTTCCACCCGATGGATCTTGATAGTCTTGGAGGTCGAACCAGAGATACAGAAGAAGTCTGTGGTAGAGGCCGCGGGGATCAAACCATGGATCGCCGCAACATAGGTATTCTGACGAAGATTGGCGGTGTTGACGCCAATTTGTGGGACCTGATTGACCTGGGAGGCAGCAATGCCTCCCAAAGCCAGGATCGCCAGAGCGGAAAGAAAGAACCTTTTCATGATCCACCCCTTAATTGGCGACAGTGATACCAGAAGGATAGCCAGAATAGGCACCACCAGTGCCGACGATCTGGTCATCACGATCAATCACGATTTGAGCTTCCACGATTCCAGCTGTGTTGGCAGTGGAACCTTGAATGAAACGCAGGCGAAGGTATCGAGGAATAGGCTGCCCCGGAACCACACGTGGAACATCAACGTTGCAGAGTTGGAAACCAGCGACAGCCTGAGCTGCGGCAATTGCCTGAGACTGCCACATGACGGTGTAGGAACCCGGAACGCCAGCGTTGTCAGGAGCGCCATCAAGTTCAAGTTGAATAGTGCCGCCAGCAGTAAGGCCCACGAGCATTATGGCCGATAGCTTTAGTGAAGGATCATCGCCGACACCAATGTCACGAGCGCCACCACCATTGGCATCGGAAGGAACGCCAGAATTGACGCCAAGGTCGATGATGTTTGAGGCGACCGTGGTGCCAGTGGTGGGTAGATCGCCATAGGCGGTGGACTGAATGCCGCCGGAAGCACCCTGGGCCGAGCCGGTGAAGGTTAGGAAGCCATCTAGGATCAAGGGAAGTCTCCCATTATTGGAGTGGATTGACGATAGATCAGAACCTAAACAACTTGAGCCTCATTATTGAGTATCGCATCGACGGTTCTGATCGGGATGCCGCGGAAGGTGGTAACGACCTTCCCATCGAACTCTTCAAGACGAAGAAGCACGTTCGTCTTATTCATTGCTTGAAGGTCAAGATACGTGCGAACCACACGATTGGCATAAAGAACAACCCGACCCATATTAGCGCGGACTTCCGGAGTATCGGAGGACTGAACCGCGGTGGCAGAGGCAGGGGTGGTCGGCAGGCGATAAAGTCCGCGGACTAGGAGATTGATCAGATTAGCAGCGGAAACACCGGTCAGCTGAGTTACATCGATATTGGCGATGCGGAAAACATATCGCCAATCGCGAAGGACCAAACCGATTTCCCATTTGAAATGGTCGCGGTAGGCTTGAAAGGTGTTGCCAGAAGCATCAAGAACTGGCCATTCGCCCATATCTCTATGCTGAAGGCCAGTGATCTTGCCCTTAGGAAAGGTGCCATGAAGAGTATCATTGCCCCAAGTTACGCCATAGATGGAAGTATTGGTATTGGAAGTTCCGCCACCATCAAGAACATTATTGGCAGTTTGGGAATTGGAGGTATTCTTCGTGGAATAGCGCGGGGCGAGGCCAGTGAAACGTTCCGGATTGGTATGCTGATTGCCGTAAATGATGGTAGAAGCAACCTGCTGAGACATGCCCTCAAGAAAGGACTTCACTTCGGAGAGACGAAACTCCGCGGTGTTACCATTGAGATCGGCGATGTCTTTGTCAATCACAGCGTAGGTTTCAAGATTGCCACAGGTATCGACAATCTGTGCGCTGGTAGACTTGGCATTTGGAACGCCGGTATTGAGGAGTCGCCAAGTAGCCTGGGGCAAACCCGTTCGAATTGTGGTCTTGTGCCCAGTGGGAAGATTACCTTCCATGACGAGCATGTCATCAAGAATTTCGTTGGTCTGGGAAAGAAGTTCGATAATGGATGCTACACGGTATCCATCATCCATGCGTTTGGCCCAATCCGCATAGGTTAGGGCCGTTGAACCGATAATAACTGGAGTAGCCATGTTCGTGTCCTTAGGTTAATTCACAACGGCTGGTCTGGCCAAAGCGTTCTTCCTCAATGAGGCCCAGTTACGTTAGGTTCGGGTATAGGGACTTGGCCGCAGAAGGAGGCACTACGCGACCTCCAGGTTGCTGGCCATGTGGCGAAGGTGCGGCGCCGGTTACGTGCGTGCCCTCATTGATGAGTTTGGCAAGTTCGTAATAACCTCGGACTACCGCAGGATGATCGCCGGCTCCGGTAAAATCTAGAGCGGCACGAAGACTGGCGGAGACTTCCTTCGGGAGCTTGTCAAGAGCTCGACCGATTTCAGGAAGGACGGTAGATTCGAGCTTGGCGCCAATTTCAGGATCGGCCTTGGTGGCTTCACGCCATTCGGTTCTGGTTCGTTCGACGGTAGCAAGAAGTTCAGATTGAATACCGGTGGTGGATTTTGTATAGAGATCAACAAGACGTTGGGCGGAAGGTTGATCAAGTTTAAGTTCTTTGAAAATAGGGGAGACTTCGGCGATAAGGTCGGGGGATAGGGTTACGCCTTCGGGTGCAGTGAAGGAATAGGCCTCGGGAGGACCAGACGGAGCTTCGATTGGAGGATCGACTGGCGCTGGAGGATTGATTGGCGCAGGCGATTGATCAAGAATCTCCCCCGTCGGCGTCCGACTCTCCGGCGTATTCATCAAGGGCGGCGTCGATGGGGTCTGTTCTTCGGTCATAAACTTGCTCCAGGATTGTGGCTTCTTTTAACATGGTTACAAAATAGTCGGGGCAGTGTGTAACTATGTCGAGGTATATGGACAGGCCGATATTTCGTTCGCCTTTTGAATAGGCTTCAAATAGAGCCTCGCCGGTGAATGGATCGGCGAAAATATGGCACCGGGCAAGGAGGTTATGAAACCAAGCTCGACCTGCTTCGGTGGACATTGCCGCGACGATGAAGTTGATTCGTTTCTGGGCCTGTTCTGCATCGATCTTCTCGTATTTACGAATGTCTTTGCGTTGGGAGGCATTACG